CTCTAGCAGAACTAAAAGTTGAACTAGTTAATTCAACTTCATTTAATCTTGCAATTACTTTATTAGTTAAAGTTAAATATGTTTCTGCCATTTAAAATTCTTTCACTATTATAAAGTTGGAGAGGCCAGATTAGCCTAGCCTCCCCATTTATTATATTATGCTAATGTGTCTCTATCGACTTCATTAGCTGATGAGCTTCCTTGTTCGGAAACGTCCATCAATAGAGCGTAAACTCTAAGTTTACCTGCTGAGAAGGTAGCACCGTCACCTGCAAAAGTTAGGTCTAGTGTGTCTGCTGAAGACAGAACAACTTCTGCTGAAGGTGTAACGCTTGGAGCATATGCCAAGTCTGACGCACCATCAATATCAAATGCTGTAACATATTCGTCAGCGTCTGCTGCACCCAATGTTATAGTAGCATTTGTACCTGTGTTCATTGTTGCAGATTCTACAACTTGAACACCAGCATGAAGGATATGAGTATTCGCTGGTAGTGTAATACATTGTACTACGTCACCAGAAGAACAATCAATAGCCTGTGCAGTCAGGTCAATACTTAACTCAACTTGATAAGGCATACGGCCTCTGTTGGAGTTACCTGTTGCAGGAAGTAAAAGTGATGTTATAGTAGCCATTTTTTAATCTCCCCTTATGCTGCGTTATATTTGGCAGTCACGATAGCTTCAGGACGAAGTATCTTTCTACCATATAAGTGCATACCACGAACAATGTCAGCAAAGCTGTCAGGATCACGATATGATTCGGTTTTGTTGATCTGCTCTGCAGTAGCAACAGCAGAATCATGTCCAGCTACAATTACACCGTAGTTAGCAATTTGGTTCGCTGTACCAGAAGTACCCGGACCTGTACCAACTGCAGGTAAGTTGCTTGAACTATATACTCTGAAACCGCCTAAGTTGTTAACAACTAGACCATTACGTATACTTCCTGATGCTCCGAAGTCTGCATTGTGAAGACGAGAATCTTCATCACGCAACATCTCCATGAACACTGGATCTACAACTAACCAACGTCCACCTGAATCAACTTGCTGTTGATCAAGTAGTCTAGCCATACGAGACACAACCATCATTGGTGAGGCTGTAGCTGTTGGCAAGGATGTTGCACCCGGCATACGTGGAGTCAGAGGAATCGAGTGAGTCCCTGCTGAACTAGTAGTAATGTTACCAAAACTACCTTTTATTAGTTTCATGCTGGAAAGAAGTTCATCTGTTCCTGCAGTTGAAACTGCCACAGAACCATTTACAGTTGCGTTAACTGTGTCTGGTGATCCGTGAATCGCTGATTGTTTAAAACCTGATAAGTAGCCCAATACATCTTGGTCGTACTGGTCAGCCAAACGATATGCTGCTCTATCAGAAGCAAGTTGCATAAAGTTTACGTGGCTGTGTGCCTCTTCAATGTCGTCAATCTTAAAAGCAAAGTAGTTTGATTTGTCGATTGTCAACGAGAAGTCCTCATCGTCAAGGTCTTGTGGTAGAATAGTTGTACCACGAGCATATGCCTTAACTGAGATTTCAGGTTCTTTTATTATTTTAACAGTATCACCTTGTGACGCAATTTCACCGAAGTAATCAGAGTTAGTAATATCTCCAACTACGGTAGACTTGCGAAAAGCAACCTGTACTTTCTTCGAGTAGATAATCGAAGAAAAGTTTCCGTTTGGCAGGTTACCATAACCTGCTGCTGTTGAAAAAGCCATGTTAAATTCCTCCTATGGATGTTTGGCTTACGAATTAAGCTAAACGGTAGTAATAAGAGGCTGAACGGTCAGGGTGCAATTCAAGCAAGACTAGCTATTCTTAACTTTTATTGGGCCTTTGGTATCAGGTAGGTCTTATTGATTAGTTTAGACTTTGTGTTTAAAATATAAAACTGTGGGTAGCTTATTTAAAAGGGCCACTAATTTTTATAGGTAGTACTAGTTATATCAAAGTGCGACAATTTTGTCAACACTTTTTTTTATCGGGCTGCACCTGTCATATCGTAGACAAATCGCCCTGTACGCATCGCTTCCATTATTTCATCGGAACGATCTTCGTATTCTCTAGCTGACATTCTATTTACGTCAGACTCTGTAATTTTACCACTAACATCATCTGCATCTACAGAGGTACGTCCTTTTTTAGTGACAATAGCTGTAGCTGCTTTTTTAGCTGATGCTTTTTTTGTTTTGTTAACTATGTTGTTGTCTGCTTTATAAAGATCAATTACTCGTGCTACAGAAGCAGGATCATCTTCATTTACATATAAGGCATCTTTAACCCATTTAGGTTGTACATCTACCCAATCATGGAATGCGTCACTCTCTTTTAACTCATCAAAGTCAGAATGTATAGCTCGTATTTCTGCTTCAGCTTTAGCTCTGTTTGCATCTGCTGCAATTTCATCTAGACGAGTAAGTCTTTCATCGGCTGCATTGTACATAGCTTGAGCTTCTTTTTTAGCTAGAGTAGCTACAATGTTAGCTACATCAGGATACTTTTCTTTCCAAGCTTCTAGTTCTTCTTCTGTAGTAGGAGCAGCAAAACTTGCAGGGTCAGCAATCTTAGCTTCTAAAGTTTTAACTTGTTCAACCAATTTGTTCTGGTGTCTACGAAGATCATCATATCGCTTCTTGTACGTTTTTTCTTCTCGTGTTAACTCTGTATCGTCATCTGTTTTAGCTTCTACTTTTTCTTTGACTTCTTTAGTAGCTTCTACTTTTTCTTCGACTTCTTCTACTTCTTCTGTTTGTTCTTTACGAGAGTTAAGAAGTTCTTCTATTTCTTTTTCTTCTTTTTCTGCTCTGCGTCTATTTGCATTAGAGTGTTTGCTGTCAACAAAGCCAGCAGTTTTAGGTGTTTCCATAGTTGATAGTTCGGGCATATTATATTCCTTTTATGTTGGGGCCAGCATCACCGGGTAGCCTTATAGTTGTTTTGCCTTGTAGTTATTTTTTAGTTTTCTTTTTAGTTCGTTTCTTTATTAGTCCACCAGTAGCTCTTCCACCTGCACCACCATAGTTTCCTGAACCTGCTGCAGCTAGATCTATTGCTTTTTCAGATGTAGATGATATAGGACCACCTCCACCACCTTGATTATTATCATCATCATTACTTTGTTCATTCATAATGCGATTGTAGTCTTCTAATCTTTTTGCTTCAGCCGCTTTATCAGATTCAGTTCCTTTTCCTGTTGCAAGCCTGTCTGATATTCTTTCTGCATCTGTTGTAGCTTTTTCTTCTCCGTCAATAGTACGTGTATCAGTATCTATTTTAAAAGTTGGATCAGAGTAAGAACCATACATTTTATTTATTTCTTCTTGAGGAGTTAATCCATACCAATTTTTACTTCCGAACTTACCTGCTTTTGCACCAAGTGCATTTTTCATAGATGGTCCAGTATACAGACCTGCTTTAGATATAGCTTCTTTTCTATCTTTAGCTGTTAAATCTGCGTTAGTCCATATACTTTTCATTTTTTCTGCTGCTCTTTTATTAGCTATATTTGTAGATTGTCCTATAAATGCATCTAGTGCTTTAGTAATATCATTACGATGACCTTGAGCTAATTTACCTGTAACTGCACCTGTAATACCGGGAATCATTTCAAGTAAACTTCCTCCCCCTTTACTAGACTCAGCTATTAATTGTCCTAACTCACTTATAGTTGCATCACTAGGATGAGGACGAGTAGTTGTATCAACTTCGTTATCATCTCTATCTTGTTGTTGTTTATATGCAGCTAGCTCTGGACTACCTTGTACAAAAAATCCTTTACTTAATAGTGCATTATACGCATTAGGATCTACAGGATTACCACCCATGAACTGCACTACTTGTATTTCATTACTAGCAGGATTAACCATAGTTACCATGCTAATGCCTGACTCTGGAGAAGGACTAGGAGCTACTGGCATAGTAGTTGGTGGCAGATTAGGATCAGGTGTAAGATTAGGGTTAGTCATATAACTACCACCCGGTGTTAAAAACCCTGAAGGATCAAAAGGATAATTAGATGGGTTTTCAAAATCTGGTGTACCACCTGTTTGATAACCTTGTATGTAACCGCCTTTGTTCATCATACTTTGTAGCATTTCCATTTCGTTATCAGAAATAGGAGGTTGTCCTTGTGCCATTTGATCTTGCATAGGCATATCTGCAGGTACAGGTTCACCACCTATTCTGCCATTAGCTTCCATATCGGCCAAGCCTTGCATAGCTTGTGTACGTAAATCTTCAAAGAACTTAACGCCAAAGAATCTAACTACGT